GTACAATAACAGACAGATTTGGCACTACCAAGGTGGTAACTGCCAACTCCTAGAGGAAGAGCTAGTTCTAGCTAACCCTCCCCACGATGATATTAAAGACTGCCTAGCCTCTGCTATTGAAGCTTGTGTTGCTCCATCTCAGCAGAATAAGAATGTAGATAATGGCCTTAACATTATCCCCTTTAACACTAATTCCAGATTTGGTGGAGTAGCTTAAATATGGATTGGAGAAAACTAAAAGAATCATCTAATGTTATAGATGAACGTAATATCCAGCGTAGGAATGATCCCGGTATGGGAGGTACTACTTCTTCCCGTCCTGCTGGTGAGAGTGACTTCTCAGTTAAGCGCTCCGGTGCCTACCAAGGTGAAGACCATGATGCAGCCGTTAAGACTACCTATAAGTCGGATGAACGAGCAGCTCTTGAGTCTAAAGTCAGAGAAGGTGAACGTAAGTCCTACTCTGGTGATCAGAAGAATAAAATGGACGAACTTGTCCGTCGAAGGAAGTAAATTTAAATGGTCGGTAGAACACTAGACTTAGACTCTCTCCTTACTGAAGACCAACTGGGCGTACGTATCTCTTACCACTACATCCAGTGGGAAATCTTCCGTCAAGAGAAGATTAAACAGTGGGAGGAGTTGCGTCGGTATGTCTACGCTACGGATACTCGCACCACTACTAACTCTTCTCTTCCTTGGAAAAATACTACCACCATCCCTAAGCTCTGTCAGATTAGAGATAATCTGTTCGCTAATTATATGGCTTCTCTTTTTCCTAAAAGGAAGTGGCTAGTTTGGCAAGCAGACCGAGAGGATGATGCTAAGAAAGCCAAGCGAGAATCAATTACAGACTACATGAAGTATGTGGTTGACCAAGACGCCTATAAGAAAGAAATGGCTAAATTGGTTCTTGACTACATTGACTACGGTAACTGCTTTGCTACTGTAGATTGGAAAGATGAGACTCAGATCCTTGCAGATGGTAAGACACAGGTAGGATATGCTGGACCGACTCTGCGCCGTATTAGTCCTCTTGATATTGTTTTTAACCCTACAGGAAGTGATTTCCTTACTACTCCTAAGATTGTTAGGTCTATTCTGACCAAAGGTGAAGTTAAAGAGATCCTTGAAAGGTTCTCTAGCGATGCTACCAGACCTCAATATGAGGAACTCTGGGAGTACATGAAGAACATTAGACAGCATGCCAGCAACTTCTCTACTAATACGGAGAAGTCAAAGAATGACATCTACCGAGTTGATGGTTTCACCTCCTACCGAGTTTACCTCTCCAGTGACTACGTAGAACTGCTTACCTACTACGGTGATATCTACGACGAAGAGAAAGATGAGTTCCTCCGTAACCACATTGTTGTTGTGGCTGACAGACACAAGGTCATTTACAAAGGTCCTAACCCTTCCTTTTTTGGACACCCTCCCCTTTACCACGTTGGATGGAGAGTACGACAAGATAATCTGTGGGCTATGGGTCCTCTCGATAATCTGGTCGGTATGCAGTACCGCATCGACCATGTAGAGAACCTTAAGGCTGACGTATTCGATCTGGTTACCTTTCCTCCCCTTAAGATCAAAGGTTATGTCGAAGACTTTAAATGGGGTCCCTTTGAACGTATCTATGTTGGGGATGACGGTGATGTAGAAATCCTTGCTCCTCCCTTCCAAGTTCTAACGGCTAACTCAGAAATTGATGCCCTAGAACGAAGAATGGAAGAGATGGCCGGTAGTCCAAAGGAAGCTATGGGCTTTAGGACTCCCGGTGAAAAGACAGCTTATGAAGTCCAAAGGTTGGAGAATGCAGCCAGTAGGATCTTCGCTAATAAGATTACCCAGTTCGAAGAACAGTTCGTAGAACGTCTACTTAATGCAATGCTTGAACTGGCTAAGCGTAACATGAGTACCTCTACCATTCGTATCTTTGATGACCAACTGAAGATTGAGACCTTTAGGACTCTTACTCCAGATGACATCACTGGTAACGGTAGGATTAGACCTTTGGCTGCTAGGCACTTTGCTGAAAAGGCTGAAGTGGTCCAAAACCTCAATACCTTCTTTACCTCTGCCATTGGCACTGACCAAGGGGTTAAGGTTCACTTCTCTTCCATTAAGTTGGCAGAGCTCTTTGAGAACCTCCTAGAGGTTGAGGACTACGAAATTGTCCAGCCCTACATCCGTCTTTCTGAACAGGCTGATGCCCAGAGGCTAGCTAACGCTCATAGTGAGCAAGTTGGGATGGAGGCTCAGACGCCCTCAGGGCTCACTCCAGACCAATATGATCAAGACATGGTGGGGGGTAGCGCCCCTCCCGGTATGCCTCCTCCTGAGGCTTCCTAGGCCATTTAAAGAGGTATCTAGCACATGACTAAAGTCAACGTAAGGAAACCTTACTAATGGGTATACCTGTTGCATGGGTCAAGAACCTAAATGACCCAACAGAACGAGATAACTTCGAGAAAACTCTTCGAAGTTCAAAGACAGCTCTCTCCCGTCTAATTGACCTTTTAGATGAGAAAGTAGCTGAAATCAACCGCCAAGAAGCAACCGTCGATGATTTCATTAACACCGATTGGGCTTTTAAACAAGCCTTTCGTAATGGGCAAAAGTCCATGGTTAGAGAGATTCGACAGCTAATGGCATTCACAAAGGAATAAACGTTGACAGATCTGTTTACCGAGGTGGAGACCACCACCCCTGCTACTAACCCTAACCCTGACCTCAATGACCTTGTGGGTGAAGGGAAACGCTTTAAGACAGTAGACGACCTTCTTAAAGCAAAACTTGAATCGGATGCCTTCATTGAACGCCTTAAGGCTGAAAATGCTGGTATCAGGACGGAACTGAGCACCCGTCAAAACCTAGAGCAATTGATGGACAAGATCAATAGCCGGGACACTAACAATTCCGGGACCACTCCTAGCAACAACCACACGCTAGACGAAGGCCAAGGAAATGCCACTAGTAAGTCAACCTTCAGTGAAGAGGATATCTCTAAACTAGTTGAAGAGAAATTCACTCAAGCTGAGGTTGCAAGGGCTCAGGCTAAAAACCTTGAAACCATCCGTACTACTCTTATGAGTACGTGGGGACAAGATTTCGTCAATCAACTCAAGGTAAAAGCATCAGAACTCGGAGTCAGTGAGGACTTCCTAGATAAGTTGGCAAGGAACCAACCTAAAGTGTTCCTTAAACTGGTGGATGCAGAGAATGCGCCTACCCAGCCTACCAATAACTCTGGTTCCTTCTTTTCTCCTCCTTCTGGGCATAATATCTCTACTAACCGTAGCCAAGGATTCTCACCCTCTGGTGAAAGACTGAAGAGTTATTATGATAATCTAAAGACTAAGGACCCTTCAACCTATTGGTCCCCTAGTGTTCAGAACCAGATGCACAATGATGCTATACGCCTTGGAGAAAAATTCTTCGATAAGGAGTAAATAAGTGTCCGGTTTTACTTATTCTAACAACGAACATTTGATTCGTTCTAGCCTTTGGTCTTCGCAGATCAAGGAAGTCCTTTTGGACGAGCTCTTCGCTACCAAGTTTGTGGATATGATCACCGACTTCCCGGATGGCGATACGCTTAACATCCCGTCGATTGGTCAGGCTGAAGTCATCGATTATGATGAAGGTCAGGCTGTTCGTTATACTGCGATGGATACTGGTAACTTCACCTTTACCATCAACAAGTATAAGAGCTCGGCGACCTATATCACGAACAAGATGAAGCAGGACTCGTACTACATGTCCCGCCTCGTTAGCTCCTTCGTTCCGAAGCAGCATCGTGCTATCGCTAAGGCTATCGAAGTCGATATCCTTAACCTCCCGTTTGCTGGTCAGACGGCCTCGGATCCCAATACGATCAACGGTGCTGCTCACCGTTGGGTTGCTGCTGGTACGAGCAATGTCCTTGTTCCGCAGGATTTTGCCAAGGCTAAGTATGCTTTGCAGAAGGCCAACGTTCCGATGACGAACCTTGTTGCCATCATTGATCCTTCGGCTGAGTATCAGCTTGCTACTATTACGAACCTCGTCAACCTTTCGTATAACCCGAAGTGGGAAGGTGTGGTCCGTGATGGTATGTCGACGGGTATGAAGTTCCTGTTTAACGTTTACGGCTTTGACGTTTATGTTTCGCAGAACCTTCCCAATGGCAAGACGGAGACGGTTAGTGGCCGTACGGTTACGACTAACGGTGTGGCTAACTACTTCTTCTCTGCTGCCCCGGATGTCCTTCCGTTTGTTGGCAATGTCCGTCAGCCCCCGAAAGTTGACTCCGAGTACAACAAAGACCTCCAGCGTGAAGAGTATGTGACGACCTGTCGTTATGGCTATAAGCTGTATCGTCCGGAGAACATGGTCACTGTTCTCTCTGACGCTTCTCAGGTCTAATTAAAGAAAAGGAGTAAATTATTATGGGTTGGTATAATTCTGACGGTCTTTACGTCAAGTTTGGTACGGAGGAAGGTGCTGCCGGTGAGGTGGGCAACTATCGTAGTACTACGGATGGTTCCCAGATGGTCATGGAACTGTTTATCG